ATTGGAGATGGTGAAGCATTCTCCCGTTCCAATGCAATCAAATATCTCTCCAGGTTTGGTAAGAAGAAAGGAAAGTCAAAACTTGACATTCTGAAGGCAATGCACTATTGTATTCTTCTCTACCATTTCTCTGGTCTCCACAATCAAAACACTGATAACTATGAAACTTTCTGAATCTACTGTCAATCTCCTGAAGAACTTCAGCAGCATCAATCAGTCTATCCTGTTCAAAGAGGGTAGCAAATTGAGAACTATTTCGGTGATGAAAAACATTCTGGTGGAAGCAAACATCGATGAAGAACTTCCTAAGGACTTTGGCATTTATGACCTGAACCAGTTCCTCAATGGTCTGTCTCTCCATAGTAATCCTGATCTGGACTTTGAGAAAGCAGATGATTATGTGGTGATCAAAGAAGGACGTATGCGTTCCAAGTACTTCTTTGCCGATCCTAGTGTGATCGTGTCTCCTCCTGATAAAGAGATCTCTCTTCCATCTGAGGATGTCTGCTTTGAGTTGACCAGTCAACAACTGGAGAAACTGAAGAAAGCATCTTCTGTTTATCAACTCCCTGACATCTCTGCCATTGGTGATGGTAAGGAAGTCAAGTTGGTTGCCCGTGATAAGAAGAATGATTCCTCCAACGACTTCTCGATTGTGGTTGGTGAGACTGATTCTGAGTTTGTGTTCAACTTCAAGGAAGAGAACCTGAAGATTGTTCCTGGTAACTATGATGTTGTGGTTTCATCCAAACTACTCTCTCGTTTCACCAATAAGAACATTGATGTGACTTATTACATCGCTCTGGAACCTGATTCTTCCTTTGGCTGATGAGACACATTCTCTTTACTCTGAAAGGTTGCTCTGAGGAGTTTTTGGATGATGAGGAGTTTGTGAGAGATGTGTTGTACAACGCATCTAAGAAGTGTCAGTCAACTCTTCTGGCACTTCATTCTCATAAGTTTGAACCTCAAGGTGTAACTGCCATTGTGTTGTTGGCAGAGTCCCACATAAGCATTCACACATGGCCAGAGAAGGGGATGGCAGTCTGTGATGTGTTCACTTGTGGAGACCATACCACACCAGAGAAAGGTGTGGAGTACATGAACAGCATGTTTGGAGCAACAGACATGGTGTCCAATGAATTTGTGAGACCACTATCGTGAATATATTTGTCACTGATCCAGACCCAGTAATATCTGCAAGAGTTTTACCAGATAAACACATTGTCAAGATGCCTCTGGAGTGTTGTCAGATGCTCTCCATTGTCGCATCGGATAAATGGGGTTACGGATTTGGGACCATTCCTAAGGCAGATGGAACGCCTTACAAGACCACTGCAGGCGCTTTCAGGCATCATCCCTGCACCATATGGGCATCTGAATTTGTCCTGAACTGGCGGTGGTTGATTCGCCACGGTCTCGCACTGTGTGAAGAGTATTCCAACAGGTATCAGAAGATTCACAGTTGTTTGCCTGCTCTAACACATGCTCACCAAATCTTCCCTATGGCAGATCCAGCAGGAAGGTCTGGTAAAGATCCCACACCATTTGTCAGGGCAATGCCTGATGAGTTCAAGTTGGATGACAGCATCTCAACTTTTGATGCTTACAAAATGTACATTGCATCCAAACCCTGGGTCAAAGACAATTATGTTAGACTACCAGAAAGGAAACCCGATTGGTTATGAAAACAGTTCTCACAGTTGATGATGATGGAATTCTTACATTCCCTGAAAACTTCCTGGACAGTCTGGGCTGGAAGGAGGGTGATGTGTTAGAATGGATTGATAATAAAGATGGATCTTTTTCACTGAGGAAACCTGATGAGTCGGAATGAGTTTGTCTGGACGGAGAAGTATCGTCCCCAGACAATTGATGATTGTATCCTCCCTGAGAGGACCAAGAAAACCTTCAAGGACTTCCTCAAACAGGGTGAAGTTCCTAACTTGTTGTTGTCTGGACCTCCTGGTTGTGGTAAGACAACTGTTGCTAAAGCACTTTGTAATGAACTAGGAGTAGATGTCTATGTCATCAATGGATCAGATGAGGGTCGCTTCATCGATACTGTCAGAAACAATGCGAAGAACTTCGCTTCGACCCTCTCGTTATCTTCAGATGCGAAACACAAAGTCATCATCATTGATGAGGCAGATAATACAACCCCAGATGTACAACTCGCCCTTAGGGCGTTTACTGAGGAGTTTGTTGGTAACTGCAGGTTCATCTTCACCTGCAATTACAAGAATAAAATTATCCAACCGCTCCACTCCAGGTGTGCTGTCATTGACTTCTCTCTCAAAGGAAAAGAGAAAGCAGCTCTCGCAGGAACCTTCTTCGAGCGTCTCCAAACAATCCTGGATAAGGAAAGTGTTGGGTATGATAAAAAGGTCCTTGCGGAACTAATCAACAAACACTTCCCCGACTGGAGACGTGTACTCAATGAGTGTCAACGTTATTCTGTTGGTGGAAAGATTGACTCTGGTATTCTTGCCACGTTCTCTGATGTTTCTGTTACTGATCTCTATCAGAACTTGAAGGAGAAGAACTTCTCTGAGGTTCGTAAGTGGGTGGTAGACAACCTGGACAATGATCCATCAATGCTTCTTCGTAAGATCTATGATGGAATCTATGGAAACCTCTCAGGTCCAGGTATTGCAGCAGCAGTTCTGATCATTGCCAAGTATCAGTATCAGTGTGCATTCGTTGCAGATCAAGAAATAAATATGTTAGCATGTCTAACAGAAATCATGGTGGAGTGTGAATTCAAATGAACGTAAAAGTGATTCGAATGTCCTCTGGTGAGGATGTGGTGGCAGATGTTCTTGAGGATAAGGAAGATTCCCTTGTTCTGATGAATCCCATTGTTGCAGTTCCTACAGGTAATGGTCAACTTGGCTTTGCCCCCTGGTCTCCTCTTCTTCGACGCGATGTCAAGGAGATCGAAGTAAATAAGAAGTGGATCATCTACATTGCTGATGTCAATGACGATCTCATTGATCAGTATGAGGAGATGTTCTCACCCATCAAAACCCCCAGTAAGTCTCTGATTTTGTGATGAAACATTTACTTGCCCTATTGTTGTTAGTTCCGATGCCTGCTCTGGCAGAGAACTACACCCAGCGTGGTTACTCACAACAGCAAGAGTGCTACAAAGATGTGTATCGTGAGGAGTACATCCCAGGCACCAAGAATAGTCCTGGTTATGTGAAACGTTATAACGAACGTGTCGCTGTTCCTTGTGGTAATACACCAGCACCTGCTGCAACTACTCCAGTCCCCGAACAGAGAGCAGAGAACGTTGACGACAACTCGTGTATTGAAGGAAGTATTCTTGGCGGTATTGCTGGTGGTGCCATTGGTGCTGGTGTATCTCGTGGTGATGGTCGTTGGTGGGCAATACCCACAGGTATCGTAGCTGGTTCAATGGTGGGGTGTCAGATCGATGGCGGTTGATCAACTAGAGGTTGAAAGGTGTATTGATGATGATTATAATGTAGTCAATCACTATTACCGAGCCAAGAGGCTACATCCCGATATCCCATTCTATCTTCAGGATGAGTATGGAGACACCTATGAGTTTGGGTGGAAACTGATTTATGAATACATTGAAAAACTCACCAACGATGGTTATGGAACTTAAGGACTGGTTGAACTCAATCAACTTCACAAAAAAGAATCTGTTGGAAGAGGATCCCTCTCTCACTAAGGAGTATCCTCCCTACATCATCAACCGATGCCTGTCAGGTCACATGGATTGTATTCTTTTTGTGAATGAGATGAACAAGCATGCATCTCTTGATAAAGATATGCAATATGCATTTTTACTAAATACTCTGAGACAAAGGAAGAGGTTCTCTCCCTGGCTTCGTAAGGATAAGATCTCAGATCTGGATTATGTGAAACGTTATTATGGTTATAGTAACGAGAAAGCATCTCAAGCACTGAAACTTTTATCCCCTGAGCAAATCGAATTTATTAAACAACGACTTGACACTGGCGGTAAAAAATGACTCAAACTATTGAGCCACAAGTAACCTGGTCACAAGACCAGATGATTGAGGTAGTACTGAATGAACCTGATGATTTTCTGAAGGTTAGAGAAACTCTCACAAGAATTGGTGTTGCTTCTCGCAAGGAAAAGAAGCTGTATCAATCCTGTCACATCCTGCATAAGCAAGGTAAGTATTACATCGTCCACTTCAAGGAATTGTTTGCCCTTGATGGAAAGTATGCTAACTTGACCATCAATGATGTTCAGAGACGCAACAGAATCACTCGTCTGCTGGTAGACTGGGGATTGATCTCTGTGGTCAAGGAAGACACTATCATGGACATTGCTCCTCTGAACCAAATCAAAGTTCTTCCTTATCGTGATAAGAACGAGTGGACTCTGGAACAGAAGTACAACATTGGTAAGAAAACCAAGGTAGAGGAAACACAACAATAAGGTAGTGATTCCCACCTTCCTTTTTTCGAGTAAAGTCTTATAATTACATTGTGGACGCCGAAAGGGTTCACATTTCACACTCGCTTAAAAAGGAGAAACCCAATGGGAAACCTCGCACGATACCGTTCTGGTGACATCAATACCTTCTTGAAGGACATTGATCGTTACTCGATTGGTCTTGATAGAATCTTTGATTCGTTTAACTCGATTCAACAAGATGTCAACTATCCCCCTTACAACCTTGTTAAGGTGGATGAGAACACCTTTAGTCTGGAACTTGCCCTCGCAGGGTTCGCAGAGAACGAAGTAAAG